AATAGTGATATAAGACAAAAAAATTTAATGCGACCTGCTAAAATAGCATCAGAAAAACCTGATACCGGTGTTACTATTATTAAAAAAGGTGCTTATTATCTTATTAAAGACTCTGCTGATATAACTATTAAGTATTTACCTCTAATGTGTTATGGTAGTTTTTCATCACCTATAACATCATTAAAAGGTAAATTTACTCAATCTGAAATAATAGATTTTGTCGGTAGAGCAAAGGAAGAAAGTCATACAAATCAATTGTTAAGTGTTATTTTAACAGATATTGGTTGTACACAACCTATTACTCAGGTTATAGATGATGATAAAACTGATGAATTAGATTTATCATTCAATGAAGATGAAGACGTTTACGGTGATTACGAAACTGAAGAAAACGTTTCATTAACATCAACTTCTACTACTACTGAAGTAATAGATATTCAAGATGCGAGTATCGTTATACAAAAGCTTATTGAAGTCTTTGATGCTAAGTAATAATTAACCGACAAAGAATAATGGTGGATCAGCATCACCTTGACCAGGTGCGGACCCTGTCATCAATTGCTCTTCTAATTTTTCTTTCTCTGTTAAACCTTGTGTCATTAAGTCTGTAGAATTTAAACTACCACCACCGAATAAAGTTACATTACCATACTTACCTCTTATGTTAGCAACTGTCATTTTTGTTAATGCTAGTGTATATTGATATACCCAAAGCTCTTTTAGTATATCTCTTATAGGTCTTTCCACATAACATGAAACAACGCCGTAAAATCTAACATTACTACTACTTGCATTTGGTTGAGGGTACATTCTTAAAATTTGTGTTCGTTCATCAAAAGAATAAGAACGTTTTGTAGCTAACATTTTTTCTCTTGTTTCAAGCCAATTTTTTAAAGTATACCAACTTACCAAATCAAATCCATAATTACCCATTGCATAACTGAAATATGTTTGTTGTGCTAATGTTTGTTCAATTGTAAACAAAGTATTAATACCTGTAGAAGATCCTTCTTCAAAATCTGTAACTGCTATTACTTTACGATAATCCATTAAATCGTAATCAAAACTATTAATAAAGTTTTCACCATTACCAACTACACTACCTTTTCTTGTAAAATTATTCTTTACTTGTGGTAAAAATAATGAACTAACTGATGGTACCTCACTAACAATCTCATCATAAAAATCATCAGTAAAGATATTATTTGCTGATATACCATTCTCCAAAGCTGATGATAAACTAGAGATAGAACTAAACAATGAACCAGGTATAGCCGAAGTAGAAGTATATACTGTTTCAGAATTATCAATTTCTTTAGTAAAGTCTTTATTAGGAGTTTTTAAATCTTTTTGCTCTTTATAAGTGTCACTATTTTGAAGAGTAAAAAGATCATCTAATTTTATACCATAATCTTTTTTATATAGATTACTATCAAAAATAAGATACTCTTTTGTATAACCTGCAAACTTACTAAAGTATTCTAAAGCTAAACTTATGTTTTCATATAACTGATCTCTATGTATTTCCACATTAATGAAAGGATAACCTAAAGTTCTTAGTACTCTATCACCAAGTCTATTAAAATTATCTACTTTCGAATTAAGATTTGTACTTTGGAATCCAGAAATTGGAGCTATTTCACACTTTGCCATACAATTATTTAATTAATAAACACAAGTTATTATAAATAATTATATGGCTCATCACGCAACTTTAGTCCCACCAGTTTCAGCAGGAATGTCTGCAGAGTATTTAGGTACGTTTATTGAAACAACAGTAAGCACCGGTACTCTAATACAAGTATTAGAGAGAGGACCTAATTTAGTTTTAATCTGGAAAGATTAACTAAACTTCAAGAGCCGGATCAGCCTCAGGTACCGGTGATTCTTCCGGGGTAGTTTCATCCCCTAAATCAGCAGGACCACCACCAAACTCAGGCGGTGTTTCAGCACTAACTCCCCCGGCGGGTGCACCACCTAGATCACCTGAATCTGTTTCTACATCAGCAGTTTTTTCTAAATCATCTCTCCAGTTAGGACCTCCTGCACCGATTTGTTGTAACTCCCATTGGAATTCAGCATCTTTACGTAAGAACTCTCTATTAGCCTTGACATCAACATCATTCCATCCGAGGTATCGTTTTTGTGCATATGTATTTGAAACAAATTCATTACTAGCTAAGCTATTAAAGTTAGTTGCTTTTAATTCTAATTTTTGACTTTCTCTAAGTTCATAAAAATTAGTTGGTACATTAAACTCTAAATGTAAGTTTTGAGCTTTAAGATCATATTCGCTAAATAAATTTCTTAATTTAAGATGTGTTACAAAACCATTCTTAAGTCCGGATGCAAATTGCTGCTGCATACGAATAATAAATTTAGCAAATTTAAGCTCTTCTCTTAAAATAGATTCACCATCACTAAATTGACTATCAGGATTTAATCTATTTGTAGGAACTTTTAATGCTTTATATAGTTTATTAACAAAATACATTAAGTCAGCTAACTCACCTAAGTTAGCACCTCCTGCAAGTTGTGTAACAGATGTACCTTCAGAACCTTGTCTCTTAGCAAACCAGAAGCTATCGAGCATAGACTGCGGGTTAAACTTTTGAACTTGACCTGATTGATTTGTATCGAAAGTCTTTTTACTCCAATATTCTTGAATAAGCTTTCTAAGATATGCTTCAGCTTTAGGTGGTGCCATGTTACCAACGTCGACATTAAAGACTAAACGTTCCGGTGCACGAACCAACCTATATATAACTATAGCATCTTCTACTAATGAAAGCTGTCTGTAAGCTCTTCTCGCATTTTCAATAAATGGTAATCTAAATGTCTTATCTTGATTCCAAATACCTGAGTTAATATAAGATACTTGATTTTCATCCATAGGAATAAAATCAAACTTTTCAATTTTTTCAGGTTTATTAGGGTCAAAAATAGGTTTACGTAAAATATAACCTTTAATAATCATATTTTGAATATTATCATATATAGGATCAATTAAATCACTTGGTAAAATAACCGCTCCAAGTATACCATCATCAGTATAACCTTTATGTACAATATGTTCAAAATAAAGCTCACCTTCAATTAATATTTGTCTAAAATATTCAAAACCTTTCTTTTCTAAATCAAAATAATCAATATATTTTTCAAATTCATCTTTTATTTCTTGCTGTTTAGTTTCATCTAATTCAGTATTTCTAAATTTAAGATTAATTATATTACCATTTTCATCTTTATTAATACATTCATCACAAATTTCATCTAAAGCATCACTTATTTCTGAAAACGCTGCCATGATACGATAATCTCTCAATCTACCACTTTTATTTTCTTCTACATTTGCATATACTAAAGAATTATAATTACCGTCAATTGCTATTTGACCTGTACCGGTATTATTATAATCATTATTATAAAAAATAGAATTTTTAGCTAAAGCTTCTACTCTTCTCATACCAGTTTCTTCAAAGGTATTATACTTAGGATTTAAATCACCCAACACCTTATTAAAGTCTACGGACTGATATGGAAGTTTATTAACGAGATTTTTTAAAAAACCAGATTGCCCTTTGCTATTTTCTTGATCAGCCATTATAATTATTTAATACTTATTCTACTATAATAAACGTACTACTTAAACCTCTACCACATAAAGTGTCAGTATAAGATAAATCTGAAAAATCATAACCAGCTTTATTAAAAGGTATAAATCTAATCTTACCTGATCCTGATAGAGGAGGTGAATTGAAAATTATTGTATTATCATTCAGAATGGTAAATGGTATCAATTGACCAGAGACTGATTCTTGATTACTAAATTGATCTACTGCAGTTAAATTTGTATAATTTGTAATATTATTAGTACTGAATAAAACATTTTGTGTATGTTCAAAGCTATAACCATTTAAAATTATATTGCCAGATGTGTTAGGGGAAATAGTTAGATCATCCTGAAGTAATACACCATCGTAAAATATATCTGTTATTTGCGGTTGACCAGATAAAGTAAATGACTCAACATTATCTGATAAACCTGATGAAGTAGGAAATGTATATGAATTACCTGATAATGATTCATAGTTGTCATAATTTTCTAAGTTTGTTTCATTATAAAAGTTCTGATCAATATAGAATATGTTACCTGAAGGGTTATCAGTATCTTTAAACAACCACCCTTTTATTGTAAAGCTTGTATCAGCAGTAACTCTTGCTTTTTGACTTGCAATTAGCTCAGTAGGGTAATTCATAGTAAGATTACCGTCCCATAATACTTCACTTCGTATTTCTTGATCAACACTTAAATTAAAAGCTTCAGGTACTTTCCAAGATATAATTACATATGGGTTACAAAAAGGTACAAAATTACTTAAAATTTGATCCATATCAGTTTGATATCTCGTTAATACAGAAACTGAAAGAGAAATATTAATAGGTACAGGCGCTTTAAGATGTCTTGAAACTTTATCTTGACCTACTAAACCTTGATAATAAAAACCATCTAGTTTATTAAAAACTCTATCTACATCTCTTGAAATATTAGTTACATTTACTGAAACTGCTGGTAATGTAATAGTTTTATTTTCGTTAATTAAATCGTGTAATACTCTTTGCTTTGGTGCATATATATAACGCACTGCAATTCTATCTTTTTCTTCTCTATCTCTATTAAATCGACCAATTACAATCTCATCAAACGCAGCAACAAACTGCGTAAGCATATCTTTAATTTCAAAATAAAACGGTCGAGCTCTCACTTAATTATTTATCCCAAGGAAACTGTAACCAACTGGTACTATATACAGTATTACCTGAAATAGTGTTCGAGTCTTCAAATTCTGTACTATTTCTTTTTATTAGACTAGCAAAATAAACATCTTTACTGTCAATATTGTATTGAGAATTTAATATTGATTTTACCGTTGTAAATGTACGACCACTATCATTAATATCATCAACCACTAATATTTTACCCTTTTCATTAATCTTTTCAGGTCTTTGATATACTAT